CACCTTTATCTAAAAAACGAAGAGTTATAACTCTCTTATCAAATGGTGATGACATAACCACATCTAAGTATTCTTCTTTAATCTTTAACATCTATTTATAAATATATTTTTTCTGAAAGTATTGAAAATAAAAAAACCGATAGATAATACTATCGGTTCAAATATTGAAACATCTAAAAAATTAATCAACTATTACTGATAAAGCAGCTGAAGATGTCACTTGTGTCATATGAATAGGTTCTTTAGCAGTGAATGTAATAGTAGCACCATTTAAATCACCATAAGCTTTTCCTAATCCACCTGTTGTTGATGTTACTGATACAGGATTTAATCTTCCTAATAACCAATAATTACCATTTTCATCAAGAGCTATAATTCTCCATCTACCTTGTCCAAGTAATGTAATTTTATTTGACACATCTTGTGTCATTGATTGAATTGGAAGTTCTATTGTAGTTGTTACAAAGTAAGTTCCATTTGCGTCAGACCCAGCACCTGCTTCTGTAACAGCACCTGTTTCTTGTCTAAGTTCAAATCCGTAAAATGATACTGTTGCACCACCAAAAGCTGTTATTTGACCTTCATATCCTGAAGCTGTAGCGTATGTGTAAGTCATATTTGTTGAGTTATAGGTTCCTATCCATAATTTCTGGATACCTCCAGTTCCCTTACAAGGAATTGTATAACCACCTGTTAAAATACAAGCCATATTATTATTTTATTATTTTTCTTTTATAAAGTAGAATGATATAAGCCATTCCACTTCATTATATTTCTTTATTAATTACTGTGCTACCACTGCATATGTTGGGAAAGCAATTGCTGAACCAATTTTGATCTTCATTCTGAAAATCACAGCATCTAAATATTCAGAATACTGAGCTTTGATAGGTAAGTTTTGTTCATCTCTACCAGGATTGATATCTGTTCCCCAGAATATCCAAGAACCTTTAGTTAATAATGCTTTACCATAACCATCTAATCCTACTGTTGCTACAATTGTAACGTTTCTTTTACCAAACATCTTAACAACACCGTTATTAATTTCATCTGGAGAGAAGTGGAAGAAGTTTAAGTTTCTTATACTTCTTGTGTAGTTATCAAATGTGTCTTGTCCTACGAATAATACTAAGTCATCTTCTGATAATAAGTCTGTATTTAATTTAGAAACCATTTGGTCAAATGTTGCGATAACACCATTTGTAGCTGCTGTTGATACAGAGAATGTAGCTGTTACTGTAGATGCCCCTGATTGAGTAGCAGTTGTAATAATACCATTTGCTAAACAAGAGTCACCACCTTGCCAGAACATTTTGTCTAAAGCCTTAGCCAATTTACCAACTTTTTCATCTATGAAAGCTGCTTCAAAAGGAACATCTTCATAGTTGTTTTTCATATATGGTCCAAAGTAATATTGAGACATTTCGTTTGTACAAAATTGTTCTTCATATTTTTTGAAACAAGTTGTTAAAGTTACCCCAGTTACAGATGATGTACCGTGATTAGCGAAAGCTGCACAAGATGAAGCATCTATTAAATCAAAAGTAGTAGATACTGTAGGTATTACTTTACTGTAAGCAACATCTGGAACTAAATTGATAAAGTCTAACGTTCTAATTTTTCCTACAACAGATGGTATGAAACCATCATAAAGTTGGTCCGTATATTTGCTAATAGAAGTGTAAGTAGCGGTAAATTCACCGTATTTCTTTTTTGCGTTTTCCATTTTTTTAATTATTTTTATTTTTTAATTTTTTATTAAGTTATTTTTGATATTTAAGAATCTTTGAGTTCTTAACTCTTCAGCGCTTAATTGTCTTTCTTTAACTATTTTATTTTTAATTGGCTCACTTGCTGGTTGAGAAGCAAATTCTTCAACCTTTGTACTTAGTTTTTGAGAATTTTCTGACATTGATTGTAACATTGACATTAACTCTGCAACATCAGCTTCTAATTTAGATAATCTTGTTTCTGAATCATCACCTTCTTCTTTAGTAACTTCTTCAACAACTGTTTCATCTGACATATCCTCGGTAACTTCTTCAACATCTTCAACTTCTTCTGAAGCTTCAGCTATTTCAGTAACAATACTTTCTTTAACCTGTATTGTTTTACCATCTTCTAATTCATAAGAACCATCTTCAACAGGAATTTTATTACCTTCGTCATCAACACCATATAAAACAGAACCAATTTCTACTGTTTCTGTTTCTGTGCTTAGTATTTTACCATCTTTCGTTTGAACATCTGTTAATTTAACCTCTTTAACTTCTTCTTGTTTACCAAGTAAGATGTTTATTGATTTTCTTAAAGCATTCATTGCTTCATCTCTATTCATAATTTTTAGTTATTATTTTGTCCTATATAAATAAATATATTTTTTTTAACAATATTTATTTGCTAGTTAATTTATTTTATCAAAGATAAAATTTCTTCATCATCTAAGTCATCTAATAGTTCTTCTACACTATTATAAACCTTATTTAACTTCATTGGTGTTAAAGATTGATATAACATTCCTTCTATTGAAAAAGAATATTTACCACCTTTTTTTACTTGATCATCCCAAAATTTCTGATCTAATATTTTCATACAAACAAACCAAGAACCCACTGGTAAATTAAAACCATAGAATTTTGACTTATCATATACAGAATCTTGAACTATCCAATTTTCCATAATGAAAGCATCTACCATTACATTTGAATGATCTACATTAATAGATTTATTATTACTATTTCTATTAAACTTTTCTACCATCTTTCTAACAGTATTTTTAGAAAATCTAATGTAATATTCACCATCTTCATCAGATCTAAATATGTTCTTATCTGGAATTAATGCTGGACCACAAATCATTTGTTGATCTGAAATAGTTTTAAACTCTAAGTTCTTTAAAGCACCTTGTTTATTAAAAAACATTCCTTTAATTTCAATAGCAGGATCATCAACTATTGATACAAATCTCATACCTGTACTATCTTTATCATCCTCATCTATTAAGGCCTCATAAATTGGATATCCGATTTCTTCTTTATACTTTTTCTTTGACATCTATTTATAAATATATTTTTTTATTTTATATTGATTAACCACCAATTCTTGCTCTATCTTCTATCACGTTTACTTTCTTTTGCATTCTTGTAATATCACTTTCAACTACATACACTTTCTGATATGTTTCTTGACTATCTGATAGTTGTTTACCACCTAATCCAAAGAATTGAGGAGCTATAAATTTATTATCAGGTCCTTGAGAAGATATTTTTTCTGATTGATTACTCACATCAGATGGTGTTGGTATTGGAGCTGGTGTTGGAGCTGATGGAGGACCATCACCTTCTGGGAATTTTTGAGCAGCTATTAGTCCAATGTTTGTAGCACCTACAACACCTGCTAAAGCAGCCATTACTATATTTAATGGGAATGGATTTGCTAAAGCTGCTACAACACCTTGTGCTGTTCCAATAACTGCTTGTGTAATTTGTATAGCCTTTTGTTGTTTGAAAGCCTTCCTTCTTAATTCTAAATCTTTATTATAAGAATCTAATTGGATCAAATATTTTGCTTTAGCAATCTGATCTTCTGTCAGCTTTTCTGTTTTAGCTCTTTGATCTAAATTCTTTAATTTTTTCTTTGTTTCATTATCATTCTGTTTTATGTTATTATCAGATACATTTTTTAATACATCTCCTATAGTTCCAATTACTGATTGGGCAGCTTCTAAACCAGCTTGAACACCAGCTATGATTGTAGCTGTGGCTTCACTCATACCATTTTTACCACTATCAACAAAGTCAGCAACATTAGATTTAAAATTTGAAAAAGAATCAGTAATAGATGAGAATAAAGAACCAAATCCAGTAAGAACACTACTAGCAATATTATTAATATCACTAACTTGTGATCCTAAATCTGAAAAGGATGAGCTAACTGCTTGTAAGCCATCAATTATTTTTTGATGTCTAGCTGACATAAGTTTATCATACTCTTCTTCGGCATTTCTATATGTTTCAAGATTTAATTGTATACCAGCTTTGAAATTATCAGATGATATTTTATCAAGAGCTGCTTGATCATCAATTTGTTTTTGTTTTAATGATAATTGTTCGTCTAATGACTTTTGATATAACTTATCTTCTATATCATAATAATCCTTATTAGCTTTTAACCTATCGTTTTGTAAACCAATTACGATAATTTGTCTTTGAGTATCAGATATTTTTAAATCATCTAATTGTTTTTTAGATAGGTTTTCATAAAAGGATTGCTCTTTTAACAAACCACTCTCTACAGCTTTCAATCTTTCTAAACTACCTTCCTTTGTCTTTGCAACTTCTAAATCATTTAGCTCTTGTAGTCTTTTTAACTTTTCTGCTGTTTCGTTTATTGAATTACTTTTATCAGCTTTTTTATCACTTTTCTTATTAGATGTTGTTATTTCAGCTTCTTTTATAGCTATAGACTTTTTTATCAAATCTATTTCATCTAATTTATCTTTTTTAAATTTCTTATATTCTTCAGTCTCGGTAGCACCTGATTTTATTTGAGCATTAATATATTTATTTATACCACCAATTATAGATTTTTGTGATCCATCCAAAATGGCCTCTTTTTCTTTAAGAGTTTTCTTTAATTCATCTAATTCAAACTGAGATGTATCTTTTCCTTGAGCTTTTAATAATGCCAACCTGTACTCATATTCACTTTTTAAAGAACTAGATACTCTTTTTTGATCCTCTATTTGAGCGTCTGCTGCTTTTTGTGATGCAATAGCTGTAAGTCCAATAGCATCTGTTAAAGCAGTCATCGCTGATGTTAAACCACCTACTATACCAGCAACAGATTTTAGTGTCGTTCCTAGTAATCCACCAGATTTTTTTAAATCATCAAAATGTGTTACTAATGTTATAACTGCTAATACAAGAGCTCCTATACCAGAAGCTATGAAAGCCCCTTTAAGTGTTATACCAACTCCTTCAGCTGTTGCTTCGACAATTCCTAAACTTTTAGCAACTCCACCTAATGATGTTGTTAAATTCCCAAATTGTTGTTTAACACCATCAAGGTCAAGAGCCACCATTTTTTGTTTTAAACTAGCAAATGAAGAACTAACATTTTCAATATTCGATCCTGATAATGAATTGAAACCATCTCTTAAATCACCTATTTTATCTTTAGCTTGTCCAGCAGCAATATTAATTTTATTTAAAGCTTCTTGATTACTATCACCTACTTGTAGAGCCAATCCTTGTAACTCTCTTAAAGATGCCTTCAAATCTTGTAAGGATGATGCACTATTAACATTATCAACAGTTGTTTTTATTTTAATATCTAAATCATCCGATTTGTTAATCACATCAACTTCTTTTTTAATATCTCTTAGACCACTATTTAATTCTGAATCGTTTACCTGAGCGACGACATTTATAATTATCTTATCTTCATTGATTGCCATATTTAAAACTTGTTTTAAGTGATGACTATGTCATCTATATTAATAAATATATTTTATTTTTTTATATTTACGTTATTTATACTACATTTACTATTAATCCATTTACAATTGTAAATGTTTTTGGAACTGTTGTGTTAACTGTTCCATTAAATCCTTTTGAATATGTTGCTCCATTAATCGTTGAAACAGATCCAGATATTATGAAGTTGGTAACTAATGTTGTCTCACCTTGGTTAGTTATTGAACCTAAATCTTTATTCCTAGATCCTATAATAACCGAAAAATTATTTGATAATATACTATTATATTCACCAAACATTATCCCTGATCTATTTGATGTTATATTATTAAAACTACCACCCATTATAACAGAAGAATCTGAATTTGTTATATTACCCCCACCTGATATTATTGTAGATTTAGTAGCTCTTGTAATATAAGAATTTTCAGATGATATTATTGTAGATTTACCTGAATTATATATTATATTATAATTACCTGATCCTAAAATTGTAGAATCCATTGAATTTCCATTTATAGTATTACCATATCCACCTAATATTAATGAACTTGATGATGTCATTGATATTAAATTATTAAAACCACCATTTATAACAGAGTTCATAGAATTACTTATTGTTGATGAACTAGCTCCAATAATTGAAGAATTTTCAGTATGTCCATATGTATAGGTATTTAATATAGAGTTATTAGACCCACCAATAATAGAATTAGACTTCATTTCATATAAACCAGTAGATGATATAGTATTATTTAAACCACCTCCAATGAAGGCACTAGTAATTAAATTATATGATCCAGGAGCACTAATAATATTAGAATCACCTCCAACTATAGTTGATTTAATTATACTAGATCCTGTAAGACCAAAAGATATCTCATTTTGATAGCCATTTATAATTGAATTCATAACACCACCAACTATATTTTCTTGACCATTAATTATTGAAGAATTTTCACCAGACATAGTATTTCCTTTACCACCTACTATTGATGAGTATAAACCTGATACATTATTACCAGAACCTCCTATTATACTAGCATAAGTGATATTAATACTATTAAATGAACCTCCTCCAATAAACGATGAATTATATCCATTTATATTATTAAAAATACCACCTACTATTGAAGAATAAGTTGTATTATTTAATTTATTAGTATTACCTCCAACAATACTCGAATTAGAAGAAGTTCCCATAAAGTTGTATTGACCTCCTAATATAGATGAGTTTGTTGATGTTTGAATTGAATTATTATACCCACCTAATATAGATGAATTTATCGAATTGTATATTACTGATGAACTACCACCTATTATTGAAGAATTTGATTTATTAGTTGGATTAGATGATAATGTGTTTTGTTCACCACCTAAAATAACAGAATTTCCAGATTTAAACAATGTGTTTTGTTCACCACCTAAAATAGATGATTTATGGCTATAAAATGAACTATGAGTTGAACCTCCTATAATTGTTGTATTATTTGAATGTCCTAAACTACTACCAACATTTAATATTATTCCTGATGAATTAGAAAAATATAGATTAGTTGATTTTGAACTAATAGTTGAACTAAAATTAGATGATCTTATATTATTCAAACCACCATTTATGATAGTATTTTGATTACCACTATTTAAGTTATTACTAAACCCACCAAGAATAATACCACTATCCAAGACACCACCTGCACTAGAACCACTAGCAGATATTATAATTGTGTTTTTAATATTATTTAAAAAAACACCACCACTACCAACTACATACCCACCGATATATGATCCTTGACCACTTAATATAACTGAATTTATATTATGTGATCCACCGCCAGACGCTTCTGTAGCCTCACAATCAATAGTATTATTATCACCACCAATTATTAAACTATTTTTTATTTCTTGTGTATATGTGTTGTATAGTGTTGATTTTATTTTATTTAATTCACCACCAATAATATTATTTTTTCTTGATTCAAAGTAAGATGGGTGATCGTTTATTATTTCATTTTTATAACCACTTACTATTGATGAATATCTACCTTCTATAATTAATGAATTATAAGAACCCAAAATATTAGAATTTATACCATTTAATTTATTTGAAAAACCACCAACAATACTAGAATTAGAAGAAGTTCCCATAAAGTTTGTTGAACCTCCTAATATGGATGATTGTTCTGAGTTTAACATAGAGTTTTGATTACCTCCACTTATTATATTTCGACCATAACCATAACTATTTAATATAGAATTTGATTGACCACTAAGAATAGATGAGTTTAGTGAGTTAGAAATTATATTATTGTATCCAGATATTATTGATGATCTAAATGATTGTCCCAATCCATTTTCTATTAAATTTCCAGATCCTCCTAAAATAGATGTATTATCTGTGTAAAACCCACCACTTGAAGATATTGAGTTACCCGATCCACTAACAATAGATGAACCATCAACCAATCCATTTATTGAGTTATATGTTCCTATTTTTAAATTATTATATGTACTATCAAAAGTAAAATTAACACTAGATGTAATCCCTGTTCCTGTTCCAAAAGCAATCTCATTTAATCCTACTTTAATATTTTCTTGACTAATAGTTCCACTAATAATTATATTTGATCCAGAGCCACCAATATAAACTATATTACTTTCTGTAGCGACAATATTATTTCCTATTACAAAAGAATTTGTACCTGTTACTATATTATTATTTCCAAATATAACTCCTCCACCATCAACCATTTGATTACCTCCACCAATAATTAAACCACCAGTTGTAACTTGGTCTATTGAGTTACCATCACCTGCGACAACTAAATTATTTGAACTTTGAACTGAGTTATAATTACCTTGAATAGATGTATTTACACCACCATTAATATTATTATCACCAACAATAGTTCCTGAATTACCACTAAAGTTATTACTACCTAATATTAAAGTAGATTTAGTTCTAGAACCATTATTATTACCAGATATAAAACCATTTGTTGGATATGGTGGAATATAAATAGGAGGAGTTTGATTAGGAACAATACCACTACCACCCATATCTATTGAACCATTATCAGCATTTATATTTTTAGGAACAGTTATATATACTGTTTTTAATAATTGAACTTTACAAGTTTTACCTGGTTGTGTTGGATCATATCCATCTATTTTAAGAACTTTATAATATTGACCAGATCCATCTATATTTAAATAAATTGAATCATTAAATCTAAAATTATTTATATCTACTGGGTTTAAATATAGTGATAGTGTAACAATTCTTGAAGCTGGATTTGAATATTCATCCATCATTTTAGAATAATAAGTATTAAATAAATTATCATTAACTAAAGGAATTAAATATCTATCCCATCCAAAAGCACCACCATCATATATGTTTGTCATTTCACCAAAGTTTAAATCATATGTTGGATATATTGGGTGGTCTAAATGTCCAATATATGGATATGTTGACATTGACATTCCTTCAAATTTTATTGTACTACCACCTGTTGATATTAAACCTTCATTAGATCTACTAAGTATTCTATAGTTAAAATCATAATGTTCATAACTTAAATTACCAGCATTACCATCTTTTGTTTTAAATATTCTTGGTATAATAATACCATATGCGTTAGGCATATTTGTAATTGGAGTTGGTGAAAATAAAAGTTCAACCTTTTTAGTTCCTTTAATGAAATCATTATCCATTATATAATCATAACTACCAAATATATTACTTGTCTTTGAAGTATAATCTGAATTATAAAAATCACTATCACTTTTATATGTAAAGTTTGTAAATTTATTTTGAGTCTCAGCAATAACTTGCTCTGATATTTCAACATTTAAATCTATCTTATCCGTCCAATCTTTTATTTCACCATTTAAATAATAATCTTCTCTTGGCTCAATATTTAATTGATTTGTTACATCTTTAGATGGTTCAAAATATAAATTGAACATTCTCATTATAGATAAAATAAAATCAGTCTGTTTAACCTTTCTAGGAACTATTGAATTAAAATCTATATCAACACCAGGGAATGCTTCCTGATCTATATTAAGAGCCCAATAAGAAGATGTACCAATTGTTGTTGTTATATTAGCATAGTTTAATCCTAAAGAAGGTGGTGTAGGTGGTGGAGTTGCTCCAGATGTCTTTGGTTTACCAACAATTACTCTACTATAAACCATTTTAAATTTCTCTGTAGGTCTAGCATATATATTACTAACTGTTGCAGATACAATAGTATTATTTAATAAGTCTGTTGTATATCTAGTTAATCTAAAGTTAGTATTACTTTGTGAGAATCCTCCTGATGAATATGTACCACCAGGTGTTATTTCGGCTTGACCAGCCCATAAATTTAATTTAGTATTACCTTGAAATATAGGACATAAATATCTTGGTAGCCTATTAGCAGCTGTTCTTCTAATATATCCTTTTAATTCACCAGATGTTCTTGAAGTTATTCTAACTCTTATATGTGTTGGATTTATTAATCCTAATGATGAACTTCTATAATAATAATCTTGAGCATCTATAACTAATTGTCCAGCTGTTGATATACTCATAGCAGTTGCACCATTTGTTTTAGTTATAGGAGCAGAGAACCAAGGACCACCACTACCAGCTGTTGAGTATTCAACTATCCAAGTTAAATTAGAAGCTAATGATTGATCAATAGTTATTTGAGCATTATCAAATAATCCTGCTGATAATTCAATAGTCTTACAAACACCTGTACTGTTTTGATAAAAACTAGGATATGATGTTATAGGAGTTGTATCTGCATAATAATCTGAGTCAGCTGAACCATAGAATTGATTATCAAAATCTGGATCTATCCAACCATTAAATGGATTAAGACTTCTATAAATTCTTATAGAGTCTTCCATATCACTACCAAATTGACTACCAAATCCAACACCTGAAAAGTTATTTGAATTTAAATCAACTAAAGAATCACTTGCTATTGGAGGTGCCCATTGAGCAAATATATCTAAATCAATTACGAATCCTGTTGATAAATTTAAAGAAGTATTATTAATCCAAGTTGAATTACCAATATATCCAGAATTTGGATTTGAATATGGTGTAGTTGTTTTATTAAAATCAATTTGATAATTAAATCTAGTATTAAATAATAAATCTGTTGAAGGATTATCAAAATTATATGAAGATATAAGTGCTGTTACTGAATAAGAAGCAGCTGTTGATCTACCAGCAGCAAATGAATTATCATAAATAAAAGTTTTACTTGTAGGCACAACTGAATTATTAAATGGCATCAAAAGGTTTTTAAACTTTTGACTATTTAAAAATGATGAATTATAAGTATAACCAGAACCACTAAATATTTTATCCCATATTGTTTTAACATATACATCAGGTTTCCAATCTTTTAATTTTAATTGATTTGTAGGTGTTCTACCATTTATATCTTCCCAATACCAATTATTACCAGTGTCTTTTAAACCATAAAAATATCCAGAATTACTATAAGATTTCCAAGAATTTATAACAGAAGCTGTTGAATAAGTGTGATCATATTCTGTAAAATTTATATCTGATATATATTTATTTGATATTAAATTAAAAAATGTAAAGTTAGATGCATAAATAACACACTCATAGAATTTTTCATTCTTATCAAAGTTTGGTTTTATATTCTTTAATTGTAAATAACCTTCAAAAACTATGATAGAATCAACTAAAACATAAGCCTCTACTTTCTTATTCGGATTGAATAAAGTACCATCAGAACTCAAATCTGATATGAATCCGAATACTTCTCTATTATTCTTTGTCTCAGGCAAAGTTATGGTCTTTGTAAAAGATGCATTTCTTGTAGAAATATCTACTATATCACTAATTGAATAGTTAATTGATATACCATCTGAGTCTGTTGTATCTAAGTAATAATTTGTTCCGTTAACTTTTACTATTATTTCAAATCTTTTCATTATTGGTTTTGTAAATTTACTTGGTAAGCGTTCTTAACGCTTATGGATAGGTTAAATAATTTCTCTCTTAAATGTGTTTTATAATCATATGAAGAATCTGTTATTAATATTGGATATTTATAACCATTATCATCTATTATATATACATCTGGACTTGTTAATATGTCTGAAAAATATGTATAGTCATATTCACTCATCCAATTTGTATTTAAAGTAAAACTTTCTTCTACTTTCTGTGATAAAACTGTTGAACCTCTCATTCCTATTGTATAATTCCAAGGTAAAACTTGTTTATATTCAGTTCTTGATATATTAGCAGTCTTTTTAGAATCATAATTAAAGTTTATATACTCATAAGAGCCTAATCTATTCATATAAGCTACTCTAACATTAGGAAATGGTGATGGATTACATTCAATTTTTCTCCATAAAGTTGCTTTAGGTGATCCTGAAGCAGTACCACTATAAACTATTAACTTATAATAAGCTGCTGCATCTGAAAATGTAAATCCTAATTCAGATAAGTTCTTAGTTCCTGTAGGATATATAAATGATATATAACCACTTCCTGTTGCATAATAACCATTTAAATCAGAGTCATATAAAAAGTTTAAAGATGAATCATAAGCAGATACATTAAAAGTTAAATCATTAATATCTTCAGCATATAACTGAGTAGTTTCATATTGATTATCAAATATTGGTTTATAACCTATATAATTTTCTAAGAAAGAGAATGTAGATGAATTAGTAGAACTAACATAAGTTGTTCCAAAGTTTACACCTATTTGATTATATTGTCTTGTACCATTATAAGCCCAAAAATCACCAGTTTGATCATTAATTCTTATAACATCTGTAATACTTCCTGATTCAATACTTGATGTAGCAACCAATGGTTTATCTATTACAAATGAATATGAAGAACCAACAGATACTATTGTAGCCTGCCCATCTAAGTAAGAATTTATATTCTTATTATCTTTATTAATATTTATAACATCACCTGTTAATAAATTATGTTGTGTTGAAAATGTTAAACCTGTATAAGTTCCTGATATAAATGTATCAAAAAATGTTAAACCAGGATCATATTGAAATCCATAATTTAATGAATATTGTTTAATACTATTTGTTTCGGGTTCTATCGTAGAAGCTGTTGGTGATAATATACCTGATAATAAAGATTTAATTATCTTATTAGGTGTAAATAATCCATCACCAGTTAATGGTCTTGGAGGAATTTTATAAGTTCCTAAAGATTGTATTGCGTTTGAAAGCCCATCTAACTCAAATACTTCTACTACATACTTAAAATTACTAATAGAATAACTAGCAGAGTTGAATTGAAACCATATTTCAGCATTAGCTGGTGAATAAAGATCTGGATTTGTTAAAATATTTACTGATATGCTCATTTTTTATATATTGTTTGTTTTATTAATTCTTCAATGTCTTTCATAGCTGCTTCTTTTAAATTATCTTTATTCTTCTTTACTACTTTAGCTATTGAATCTTTTGTAAAGTTCCTTGGTTTAATATATTTTGTTCCACCATCTACATATTGATAATAATTAATAGCTTCTATCTGAACTGAACCACCATTAGATAAATCATTTACTTTATAATCTACTGAACTTCTCATCTTACCAGTTTTAACAGATCCTTTTCTAGTAATATCTGATTTTATTTCAGACACCAACTCCTTACCTAATTTATTAAGTTCTCTATTTAAATTCTTATGATATTTTCCAGCCATTTTATTATATATTAAATATTTTTTATGATAAAAATGTAAATGATTTTTCATTTGATACAACATCTGAAATTGGTTCGCCATTCATATAATATGACATACTGTTATTATTATTTGAAACAAAAGTATCTATATTGATCCAACCAGTTGTTCCATCACAATCTATATAAAATTCCATACCAACATTATCTATAACCGCTGATGGAAGAGTATAAGAAAGTGTTTCCCATATTCCTGGTGCTGCTGATGCAGTTGCACAAACAATATCATTATTATAAGTAGATCCTGCTGAAGGATTGGATTTTAGAATTAACCGTGGTTGATTTCCATTATAAGCAGTTCCATCACCAATAACAGATTTTCTAACTCTTATTGATACTGTTGCTGTATTTCCAGATGATATTGACATTGGAAATATTGTACTAATCATTTTAAAATTAGTTAAATTTGTAGCAATAACTCCCATAAAATTTGGAGACATTCTTAATGAACTCGGACCAACATCATATATAGTAGTATCATTAATTAATGTGCCATTTTCCACATATGTCCTATTATTACCAGATGTACCATTTAATCTTTGAAATTTAATTTTAGATGATCCTGATATAAATGTAGGTCGATATACTAAAGTAGTAGAACCAGACGTACAATTATTAAATATTATATTATAAAAATAATTATCACAGGCTATATCACCTGTAGTGTGTTGAGTTACTGTACCAAATAAGCACCTTTCAAAGATTATATTATTTCTATAAGTACCAGACTCAAAAATTATTCCATATGGAGATACAACCGATGTTCCTCCTTGAAAACTACCATTAGTAAATTTACAATCAGTTGAGTTTCCAAGTCTTATATTAGAGCCACTATTACTAAATAAAGTTGGACTATCAAAACTACAATTTATAACATCACCATTTAAATATATACCATAAGTACACCTATATGATGTAAAATTATTCATCTTAAATAAAGATGCTGTATATGTAGTAGATGCCAATACAATGTATACTCCATATATAGAAGAATATGCCTTACAGTTAGTATATAAAGCATAAGTATTTCTTGGTTTGTCATAACCATATATACAAAATCCTGATGTATTACAATTTGCAGATATTATATTATCAACTATAGTTCTACCAAAATCGTGAATTGTCATAAAGGTTCCTATATTATTACCAATAGATACTAAATTCTTAAATGAGTTTATTGGTCCTATATTATTATAATTACTAGGAAAGACAAAAAAACAAATCCCAGTTGTTGATGTTGTGTAATAAACACAACCATCTATATAAACTCCAGATCCCGATAAATTCTTTTGGATAAAAGAATATCCATTATTATTCCAACAACTACAGTCTGTAACTATAGTTGAACCAGTAGTCTCAGCCGCATTATTTGTATTTATATAGATAGCACCTATTGATGCAGATATTCCCATAAACTGAAACTCAATTTGGTCACATTCTATAACTGAAGTATTTACTCCTTTAACATAACTTGCTAATGTAGTAGATGTTCCTTGAATTTTAAAATTACTTGTTAGGTTTATAATATCTGCTTGAACTGGAGATGTGCCTAAAGTGGCATTCGTTAATCCAACAGAAATGCTTAGTCCTGTACCTACCGCATCAGCATTTAAAGTTCTTTGCATTTGCTGATTAGTTCCTCCAGTACCTGCAATTCCTAAATTATCTCCATTTTTCCACCCTGTAGATGTAGATGTGGTTAAAGATGTATCTGAAGCTGCTGCATTTGCCGCAAGAGTATCTTTTCTAGTTTTTGTGGCACCAACAACTCTGAAAGTTCCAAAATTTCTAATATCTATAAAATTATCTCCATTTGAAGCATTTGTCATTTTTATAACAAATGTAGAAGTGGATGGTAGTCTTGAAGAAGTTGTTGAAAGTTCTACTATTCCATTATGTGATACTCTTAATATACCTGTACTTGATATTGTTAATATATAATTTGTAGATGCTGAATTCTGACCAATTAATTTTCCATAAGCTCCTACTTCAAGAGAAGAATAAGTAGTAGCAGAAGTATTATTAAAAGTTACTGTATTTACTGTGGTAGTTGCAGCTGCAGTTATATTACCACAAATAATTACATCATCTGATGCAGCCAGTGAAGCAGTAGTAGTAGTGACTAATCCTCTAGACCAATTTCCTGCAGTAGCATTTCGATAGACTGTGACGGTTCCTGATACAGATGATAGAACCCTAACCTGATAGTTTGTTGCTGCTAATAATGTTACAGCTGCTCCAAACTTAAAATAGCACCAACCACCATCATATGTAGTATTATTATTAGTTATATCTGTTGCATTACAAGTCACAACTGCTACCTGAGCAGAGCCTGTACTATTCCATAATTGCACAGAAAGTGTTCCTGTAGGTGTTGTAGTAGTTCCTTTTATCCTTAATAGAATCCCTTCGACAGTTATTATACCAGGTGTAAATGCTTGAGATGCCACATATGATGTTGTTGTAGCTGTAGATGCTGCTTCGCTTTTTAAGTATGAAGTCGAATCAACGGTTTGCCAAGTTGCATCAGTCCAAAGGTTTGATATTGCACTAAATTGTACTGCCATTATTTTATTATAATTTTATTTAAATACTCATTTTCATAGAAAAGACAGGTTAACATCTTATCATTTTCAATTATTTTTTCAATATTATCATTTAATTTAAATATCTTATCAACTCTCTGATCAGGCATTATACCATCAGAATCCACTAAAAGGAAAGTTGTTGTTAATTCTCCAAATTGTTCTAAATTATTTATTTGTGTTATTTTATATCCCATTTTATTTATTTATTTTTAATACAACATTTAAATTTGTTATTGTCGATACTGAATCTATATTAAACTCTAATACATCACCTATATTAAGAGATGTAGAAGTCCAAGAAGCTACAGATGCACTTGCATAAGTACCACTTGACAAAGTTGGTTTATTACCAGCACCTATAATAGATGTACCATTTCTTTTAACATCAACAACTACTGAACCACTTATAGTAGATGTTAAATACCAATTAGTTATTGTTGATATATATGGTATAATTATTAATCCTTTAGAACCTGTTGTTAAAACACTACCAAACCCATCTGTTGATAATCCTATTCCACCAATAGCAGACCCTGTAACACCAATAGGACCTTGATATCCCGTTGCTCCTTGTGGACCTGTAGGACCTTGTGGACCTGTTGCTCCTTGTGGACCTGTAGGACCTTGTGGGCCTGTTGCTCCTTGTGGACCTGTAGGACCAATCGGACCTATTTCACCTTGTTCACCTTGAGGTCCAGTAGCACCAACTCCACCAGCAGGTCCTGTTGGACCTTGTGGACCCTGTGGACCTGTTGCTCCTATTAATCTATATTCTGTAATATTTGAGTTTAAACTAACTGTAAATCCTGTAATAGGATTTATTGGTGTATTACAAGGATTATATCTAAAAGCTTGTCTTAAACCTAAAGTCCATACCCAACCATTAACATTTTCATCTGTTTCTTCTAGATATGGTTCCATTAATTGATCACCATCTAAAGCTAAACCTAATTCTCTAAAGTATTGGTGCCCATCAATTTCACCTAATAAAGATTGTAATATGAACTTCATATCAGATATTATATCTTGATAGTTTGAATCACCTTTATTAATTCTATCTAAACAATAAACATTAAACTCACTCACTTCTTCACCATAACCATTTCCTGTAGATGATACACTAACTGGACCAGGTTCAACAAATATTGATGGGAATACAACTGTATCATCACTGTTAAAATCGTGAATCTGTCCATATCCAAATGATGAAACTTGTCTATTTAATAGAGATATATCTCTTAATATTGATACAATCTTATTGTGTGATAATTGATTACTTGCCATTTGTTTTTATCTTCTATTTTGTGCTTCTAAAGCTGCTATTCTATTCATTTTTTCTGTGTACTTATCTCTATAATGTCTCAAGTTAAGTGTATTTAAACATTCAATATAACTTAATTCATATATTTGTTCATATTTAGTTATATCACCATTGGCTAGATTATCAACCATAGCAATATAATTTAAATCTTCTGGGACTTCGATTTCAAAGGCGCCTTTCCCTTGTTCTTCGGCTGGTGTTTTTCTTGAGTAGAGTGCTGAGTAAGCATCTCCAATCCTTTGCTTCCAGTCAAAAAAAAACGCAATACTCCAAGAGCATCTATTGCCTTTAAATGTTTTCTAAATAATTCAACTCTATGTTCTAAGTTATCTGTATTGAACTTTTCTTGTGTCCATACAATTTTCTTTGTTTCTTTATCTACTGTAGATGTTCCAGGTCTTAATAATATTGCTAATGAATATAAACTCGAATCAACAATGTTTAAAGATCTCTTTTGTAATAACTCAATAGATATTTGCTCACCCATTGATAACTTATCCATATTATTCTTAAATACATAATCAATACCATTAATTACAATATAATCTTTATTTGAAGGTGTTATATTTTTAAAATCAATTGAACCAATTATTTCACCTAACTTAGATGCTGAATCAACATCTATATCATCTATATCACCGTGTTTAACATCAGATAATATTTCTACCATCTTTAAGATAATTTGTGAGTTAGTTAATGTAGTAATATCTTTTAACAATTCTTCAATTTGAAAATATTGAGATACTAAAAGTTCTTCTGCTTTATCAACCATTTGATATTCCTTTTCTCCGATTTTGTAAGTTGTCATAGTTTATTTTATTTTTTAAAGCTTCTATAAATAAATATATTTATATTTATTATATTAGCGTACATTATATATTAAGTTTTAAAACTCACTTTTAGTCAATTAGTAAAATGCTACATAAGTAGGATTAAATTTACCTTTTAATTCCCAAAACATTCTCATCATCATACAATCTGCATAATCGGGTGATCTACCTATTATCTTTTTAATAACATCCTTTGGTATTACAGATAATTTACCATCTAAATCAATATCTTTCTGTTTGATAACCTGTAATTCTTGAACTAACATCTCAAATAATTCAGGATCATTATTAACCATTTTTATTTTGTATAGCTCTATCATTTCTGCTAATATATAATAACATTGTGATTTTAAATTCTGATAATTATTAGGTCTACCAGGAATATCTATAGCTCTTGAATTATTTATAAATGATTTAACACCATTTAACTGGTCAACTACACCACCACCAACACCATCAGCATCTATTATAACATTACTTGATGGTATTTTATATGAAATCATTAAGTCTTTAATAATATTAGCTGATATATCTGTTGTAATCTGTTCTCTTTCTATTATTTCTATTATATTTAATTCATCCCAAACAAATATAATTGTTCTGTCTTTACCCAAACGGGCAATATCAGCAGTAATATACTTCTTACCACCTAATTTATAATCATTATCTGTTAAATGAAATAAGTCTTGATACTTAAATAAACAATCTAAATCATTTGAGTAGTCCCAATTACCATAAAGTAATCTTTGTTTAGTTGCTTCAGAAGATCTTTTAAGATTTTCTATATAAGATGGTTCTGTATTAGGATTATCTGTTGCTAAAGCTTGAATAAACTTTCTATATGATGGAAGATTACCATCAATATATGGTTTATAGAATGAAGTATAAACCCATCCTTTAGATGGATTACAACTCATTAAACATTTACCTTTAATATTAAACTCTGATAACTTATATCTTATACGAGTATTTATAATTTCAAATGCCTTAGCAGATATTTGATTTACTTCATCTAAAAAACAACCAGTTATCTCTAATGAACCTAATGAATCAAAGTCAGGATCTGATGGATAGGAGAATAAATCTTTCAAAATTATCTCTGAGCCATTTCGACAGGCAATAGTGTTTGTTTGATGGTTTATTTTAAACATATCAGATAGATTCCAATCTTTTAAAATGTCATTAAACGTCTTTAAAGTGGTTCCTTTAAGAGTATTCAATTTAGATCTACCAATTAACCATCTTGAACCAGGATATTTTAAACAATTCATTATTATCCAAGCACATCCTAAAAAGGATTTACCACCTGATGCTGCTCCGCCATACAAAATTTCATTTGTTTCATCATCTTCAAGATATTTTAAGGATTCATATTGTTTTTTATTGGGCTTAAAATTAATTTCCATCTGGTACTATTATATTAAAACTGATAGATTGTCCATTAGAGGTAATATCAACTTTATCAGCAGCATAAGCACCAACAATCTTATTCAATTCTTTTCTTATTTCAAAAGCTAATTTATAATTCTTATCACCTTTAGCTGTCTCAGCCATTTGTTCTAATTGACCAATAGCTTCTTCTGTAGAAGCTATATTATCTGATTTATAATATTCCTTTATTAATATTCTTGCTTCTTTATATAATTCATAAGCATATGTTTGTCCATATCCAAGTTGATCTTGTAAATAATCCTTTATAATTGTTCTTGTTGATGCCATCTCATTGATTCTCATCTTAACAACTGCGTCTATAACGTCTTCTTTTTTGTATTTTGGCATAGTAAATGTTCAAATTTTTCATAGGTTTTACACCCTATATATAAATATATATATTTAAAAAATATTATATAAACTCATAAAAGTGCTCGCGATACCAGTTAACTAAACCATAAAATATCTTTTCTATAGAGTTCTGACAATTACAACCTGTTTTAAATTCAGTAATTGAATCATCAATATACTTTCTATAATAATTAAATATCATTATCATATCTTCTTGTGATGGTGTCACCATTTCAATAACAAAAGTATTACTACCATCTTCTTCTGTCTTCCAATAAGCTAATCTATCTAAGTCAGACTTATCATTTTTGTCAATTGTTTCCATTATTTAAAAGTTATTTTTGTTTCCCATAAGGATAGTTTTTTATCATAAATAAAAGCTATTATAAAAGCTATTATACCTAAATATATACTTTGGAATAATATTAAACCAACCCAAAAGCTTGTGCATTTAAAACACGATAATATTAAATATATTACAGTTATAAATAAATTCTTATATCTATCACTTAAAGTTTGTAATACTAATTGTAAAGGTTCAAACCTTGTTATGAAATAGGCAAGTAATAATATCTTACCTATTACAATTAAACTATTAATAATCATCTTCTTTTAATTTGTTTTTAACCACTTCGAGGGTTTTAACCACACTATACCTGATAGATTGCCAGTTAACACCAGACATACGAGAAATATCGGCATAAGACATACCATCAAAATAATAAAAATTAAACAACAAAGCGTCAATAGGCTTAATGTGTAAAAGTATATTTTTAATCTTTTCAACTTTTCTTTTATAGTATAACGAGTTATCTTCAATCTTTTCATCTTCTATATTTAATATTTCATTTTTTAATTCATCAGTAATGTTATCATTATCATCCATTAAATCTGTTATAACATCTAAATCTAATAGACTAAAATTGTGTTTCTTATTATTACCACTAACATAAACTACTGAATAGAGTTTATGAAAGCTGCTTGTATTACTTTTTAATTGGTTTAATAATATTCTAATACAATAATAATCTAATTCTTTTCTATTCATTGATAATAATTCTATTACCTTTTTTTCTTCTTTTTTACTTAGTTCTATTAATAAATGTGATCTCAAATCATCTATATTATATTTTTTACACATTTTATTTAGAGCTTCATTTATTTTTTTAGAATTGTAAACATATAATAATAATTCATTCATATACTATATATATATTAAAAGAAAAAAACGACTTTTTGTTAATTTATACTATCATAAATTAAATCATATCTTAAAAATATTTTTTTGTATAGTATTTATTATTATACTTTTTATTAAACTTAACTAAATCACTCCACATTAATTCTATTTGCTTACTTGGTTTAAAATTATCGTATAAAACGTGTTTAGGTTCTATTTCTGACCACTTTTCTACTATTCTAAACAAATCTATTATGGTTAAATTATCCTTCTTTAAATCGAAGATATGAACGAATTTACGAATATCTAAAATAAGTTCTTTTGTAATATGTAATTTACTAAATCTTTCATTAGTATATGGTTCATATTTTCTTTTATAGTCATTATATATTTTTATATATACTTTTCTATAATATGATTTAGGATAACCAGGATTATCTACTTTATATTGTTTAATATATTCTTGTGTATATTTTAATGCTCTTTGCATTAAATATATATTAAATTATAAAATTAACTTTTCCACTTATCATTAAACATATTAATATCCTTCCACATCTTTTCTAATTGTTTATTTACAGGATATTTACCATAAGGTTTAAATTTATATTTTTTAGGAGATCTATCATTACAATCTGACCACCAAACGACAATCTTTAATAGTTCTATTAAAGTAACTAACTGTTTTAATTTCATTGAATAAATAAATTTATTTAAATCATTTAAGAAATCATCTGATGGTTTAAAATATCTTCCACTATATTTTTTATTCTTTCTATAACTTTTTTGATAAGATTTATATTGTTCTTTCTTTTCTTCATAATTAATCCTTCTATAATATTTTAAATATTCTTCTGAATTTCTTTCTATTGAAGGATTGTCTATTAAAAACTGATCCATCCTTTCTTTTATATGTGGTATTAAAAAATCTCTCATAATTTATATATTAAAAAGTTAGTGCTTCCTTAGGGCTATACAAAATATTAAATTTATTAAAAAACAACAAAAATACATATTTGGATTATAATATATATAATAAGTTAAAAACTTTACTGGGTTCCTATGGCTTGATCACCATAGGTTCTCTTCCCAGTATAAATAATAAGAGTCAATTAAAAAAAGAGAATAAAAATGTTTAACAAACTACCATCAGTAAAAAAGTTTTCTTCTGAAACAATTAGTATAGAAGAACTAGTACAAATCGTAAAAGACAATCCTCAAAAAGATTTAATTTCTAAAATAAGAAATGTAGAATATAAATCACAAGAATATAATAACTTAAAGTTAAGAGTTAATTGTATTACTCCTCACGGAATATTTTCAGACTTAAAAAATGAATCTTTAATACAAGTTAGTAATTATCTTTATTTTGATATTGATAAACTTGATACCAAATCTGAACTGGATGATACCAAAGAAAGACTAATCAATACTTTTCCAATACATTTTTTATGTAATAGTGTTGGTAATAAAGGTATATCATTTTTATTAAAATTAAATGATACTAATAACCAACTGGACGATACCTTTATTGAAGTGCATAATTATTATAAAGAAAAATTAATTAAGGAAGGATTTAATATTGATACAGGTGCAACAGGATTGGTAAGAAAAATGTTAATTTCTAGTGATAATAGTTGTTATTATAACCCTGAAAATATAATAAACATTGATAGTTTAAACTTTTCTTCTATTAAAAAGGTTATATCAAAGTCTAAAAGAATAGAGAGAGAGAGAAAGGAAAGAGATACTAGACTGGATGATACCATCGAAATTATACCTTTTGAAGAACTTTATAAGCAAATAAAATTTGAGACTTTATATGAAAAACAAATAGTTGGTGATTATGTAATTGAAGATATGGATTATTATAAAATAATATACCCTAAAAATATAAAAGATGGTGATAAACACAAAACATATATTAGAATAATTAATGCTTTATATTATATAAATAAAGATATTACCTATCAACAAGTATTATCTTATATTTTTCATATAAATAGTAATCTACATCATAGAATGAATTTTTATGAACTTACTAGATTTGTAAAAAATATTTGTGATAATATAGAAAAGACTAATAAAGTAAATATAAAACCAAGAGTAAAAAGAATACATTTTAATAAAAATAGTAATTTAACAAAAAAACAAAAACAAAGTATGGGAGCAAAAATTTCAAACCAGGAAA